GCCTCGAGGTATGTGTCGCCGACATGGATGTCACCATGCACGAAGGCTATCTCGGAGCCTATCATGCGAGCTGTCCAGCCCCAGAAGCGGCACATGTCCTCGAGCAGCGAGTAGTAGGAGCAGGCGTCGCCGTCAGAGGTGGCGAAGTTGGTCCTATCCACAACCACCAGCAGCTTCGCTACGGCATTCTCTCCGTGGTAGTAGTAGGTGCTGATGGCCACGGGATGAGAAGCTGCACTTACCAGCTCGCGGATGATGTAGGCGAAGTTTCCCATCGAGGTTGGCGTGTCGGCAACGGTCACTCCCTGGAGCGCCGAGAACAGACACATGACGGGGTATTCTCGCTCCTGCACGCCGCCATAGAGCTGCCCAGTATAGTTCTGCGGTTGGATGAATCCCATCCACACGACGTTATCATTACCATCAGTGAGCGTCACAGGCCTGTCAAGGGCTCGCTCGGGTGTCAGGGCACGCCAGTCGAAGGCTTGGCCGCTGGCATCCTCACCGGTGTCCACAATGCGGATGTAGCCGCTCTGAGTGCGCACGGGTGTGAAGGTGTCGTCGCTGTCGTCCTCCTGAGTCTCAAATGGAGTGGCAGCACCATAGAGGGTGACAGGCTGCCCCGTGAACGTCGAGTCGTAGATGTTCACGCAGTAGTCTGTCCCTTCGACCAGGCTCTTGAAAGGTATCTTCCAGTGTATCATAGTCGTTTATTTTGTCGCGTCGCTTTTATCCCTGTGTCAGCGCCCCTGAGCCTAAGAAGCTGAAGCTCCCGGCCACGAGGTTGCCGCGCGTGTAGGTTTGCTTGCATTGCCGCAGGATAGCCTGCCCCACGACCTTGGTGGCACCAGTCCTATCCCTGTTGACCAGGTAGTAGGTGTTGCCTACTGCAAGAGGTTCGGTGATGCCGGCGGCTGTCAGCACGAGACAGTTGACGTCGATGCTCCAGCCCTTCCGCCCTGGCACATATTCCTTGTGGTCAGCCTGCGTGGCGCTGGCCTTCTCGATGGTGTCGCAGTTCACCTCCACGGTGTGCGATGTTACACCGGGGATGGGGGCAGCAGCCACTACTGTGGCGCCGCGATAGATGAGGATGGTGTTGCCGTTGAGTGCCATATCATTTCCAAGTTACAATCTCTCCGCGCCCGGTTCGGCGGGTGTATCTGTTCATTGCCACATAAATCTGCTCGCCGCTTATCCACGAGGGCGACATATTACCGCCGCCATTGCCCTGGAGTTGTCCGGCGATGGATGATGCCTGCGCCCTGTTGAGCACTATTTCGCCTGCATTGGCCATGATGGGAATTTGATCATTTGAGTAGCTGTTGCCCTTCACCATACCGCCCTCGGCGAAATGGCCTGCAGTCGCGCTCTTGATTGATGCGATGGTAGTCAGCAGGGTGGCGGTGCCCGCTGCGGCTGCTGCTATCCAGTCCCAAGGGCCGACGGTTCCCTTCAGCGAGCTGGCGAAGGTCAGGGCGATGTTGCCGATGGCGGTGGCTATCAGGCCCGCCACCTTGGCGCCTGGATCTTCGATGCTCTGCAGCGCTGAGCCGATGGAACCAATGGCAGAGGCGGCCTTCGTGGCCTCTTCGGAGGTCATCCGGAAGACCTTGGTGTCGATAGCAGGTTTGATTTCGAGGGGCTTGAGCTGCGAGCGAAGCTGCTCGGCGAAGCTGTCGATGCCACTCTGCACCTCCATCATAGACTCAGTGTCTATGCCCAGGCGTAAGGCCATAGGCTGCACCTTGATCTTCGCCTGGGTGTCGGCGATGCCCTGCTGGGCACGGGCATAGTCCATCGGGTTATCGGCATTCTCGGCGGTCTTGCGATAATTCGACAGCTGCTCCCTCAGGCCCTTCATGCTTTCGGTCACATGCAGCGCTTCTCCATCCAACTCCTTCAGCCCTTTCAGGCCACCGGTGACAGTGGGCTCGGTCTTGGTGGTTCCGACGCCGCCCCTGTTCTTAGGAGTCACCACCGCAGGTGCGGGCGACTGGCCACCTGCTGCAGCCGGTGTGCCTATGGCTGCGCCAAGCGCTGCCCCTGCATCCCCACCGCTACCTATGCCGCCTTTGGCTTTGTTGATGTCGATGAGCAGGTTGAGAACCTTGCCGAGAGGCCCCAGGGAGTTGATGGCTGAGGTGCGGATGGCGTCGAATACATTGGTGCCTGCGACCTCGATGCCGGTTACAAATTCCTTTATGTCGCCGAGCTTTTCAGCAACTGCAGCGAGGGCTGTTACGAGTCCGGTCTTCAGGCCGATGGTCATTGTCTTCCAGCCATCGTATTCGAAGCAGTCGCGGATGGCTCTGTTCAGGCGCTCATTGGCAGCCTCGAGGTCGGCATAGCTCTTGCCCAGTTCACCTGTCTGCGTCCTCGTTTCCTCGAGGTTGGTGTTGAGAGTGGCTATGGCCTTGCCCAGGTTGGTGCCGGCGGCAGCGCCCTGACGGCCGAAGACCTGCTGCATCACCTCGCCTGCAGCTTGGCTGCCTGTACCTACATTGGTTACAGCGTCGGACACTTGGCGCAGAGCCTGGAAGATGGTCAGCGAGCCGTCGTTCAATTGCTCCGACATCTTCTTGCCGTCGATGCCCAGCTTCGCCAGGGCCTCGCTCGTGGCATTGGTCATCAGGCGGATGTTCTTGATGCCCATGACGATGGCGTTCATGTTCTGGTCGGTGAAGATGCCGCCCTCGCTGTTGTGAATGATAGCCACCAACTGTGAGGCGCTGATGCCGGCGTCCCTGAAGCTCGGTGCGAACTGCTGGATCATCGTCAGCAGCTTGGCTCCATCACCCTGCAGCATGCCCTGCATGCCGTCGCGGATGAGCTGGATGGCGTCGTCGCCTGACTCCCCGAACTGCGTCATCAGGGTGTTGGCTGCATTGATTACCTCGCGGAAGTCGGTGCCATAGACAGACGAGATGGAGCGGGCAGCGTCAGTCATTCGCTCTGCGCCACCGCCCTGCAGCCCCGTCGTCACTTGTGTTATCTGGTCTTGCTTGGCTATCTCGTTGTTATATGCCGCCCATTCCTTCGTAGCTGCTGCCACGGCTGTGACGCTGGCTCCGATGGCACCGGTCAGCAGTGCAGTCTTCGAGGTCAGCATGTCCGTCAGGTTGCCCGTGGCGCCCATCTTCTGTCCGATGGTGTCCAGGATGTCGCCGAACTGTCCCAGCTTACTTCCGCCGCCCAGCTCGCCTGATATGTCGCTGAGCTCGCGCCTGGTTGTCTCGATGCGCCCGCGTAGTTGGTCGAGACTGCCGCTGAGAGCTCGGCCGAATGGCGACTGCTTCTCGGCATCCGTCAGGCTCTTATACTGCAGCCTGAGGTCGGTGTAGGCCTTGGTGAGCTCTGACAGTCGCCCACGAGCTGTGCGGGATACTGTCTGCATGTTGCCCAAGGAACGGGTGAAGGCCACCTGGTTCTTGTCGGCATCGGCGAAGGTCTTGCCCGCATCATGCAGCGACTGCTCGAGATGCAGGAGTCCTGACCGCGCGCGCTCAATCTTGGAGTCGTATTCCTTGCTGTCGACTTTAAGTCGCGCAACTAAATCTGCCATATTTTTGAGGTTATAGGTATCTATAAACCCCACGCAAATGTGCGTGGGGCTTACCAAAAAGAACGGAGCGCACCTGGCTTCCCAGCCATGCGCATCAAGCAATAATCAATACTCCATCACACCTCGGCCATAATACGGCCGAAGGCTTACCACCATTTTATTGGTACCGATAAAATGGTACAAAAAAAGCGGACAGGATGGTCAGTCCTGCCCGCTTGTCGGTTGTATGTGTGTGGCTCAAACGATGTCCACTATCTTGTTAAGTCCCTCGGCGATAGCCTGAAGGGTGTCGAAGCCTACGCTGTAGCGCCCCTTCTCTATTCGTGCGATGTGGGTGTCTGCCAATCCACACCTCTCACCAAGTTCTCTTTGTGTCAACTGCTGCTCCCTGCGCAGCTGAGCTATGCGAGCGCCTATGCGCTGTCGCTGTCCTTCGTTTTTAATCATTGTCGTCTTCCTGTTCGATGTGATAATAGCGGCCGTCATACTCGTAGCTCCTTGTGCCGTCACGATAGCTGGAGCTGAGGTCGGGATGATTGCACCTGACGAGTCCCCAGTTGCTGTAGTGGGTGCCGTAGTCTTCGTTGAAGAATGCGAGGAGCTTCTCCTGAGCCTCCTTGAGTGTCATGTCAGTTGCAAGGGTGATGTACGTCTTGCCATTGAAGTGGATGTCTCGCTGAGCTATCCAGCCATCCGTCTTTCCTGTAATCTTGTAAGTTGCCATTGTTGTGTAGGTTTATTGGTTGTTAATTAGGTTTATTTTGGTGGGGAGGGTTGCCCCTCCCCGGTTGGTTGTTTTTATTTGTCGAGGATGGAAACCTTGCGGCCTGCCCTCAGCAGCTTGGGGAGATTGTAGGGGAGTCGGTCTTTGTGAAATCCGGCGATGTTGAGCAGACAGCCCTTGCGGTTGAATTGTCCGATTCCGCAGATTCCTGAGATTTGGTCGGCATCCTTCTCGTAAGCCTCGAAGAAGTCGCCATTCCTTACCAGTACGATGTGGTCCCAGTCGCGCTTGCTGGCCTTGATGCTCAGTACCTTGTTGTAGATGCTGTAATCGTTGCGTGTCATTGCCTCGTTGGCAGTGTTTATCGAGCTGCCACCGCTCGTCTTGTGGGTTGTTTTTGTTTGGGCGGGGAGGGTTGCCCCTCCCCGTGGGATGTTTAGAGGTTGTCGGCTCTCAAGATTGGAGCGAATGAGTAGCTGCCCATCGGCATGACTGACTCCACGTTGTCGTAGGATGTGAGCTTCTTGTTAATGCGGCAAGTCTTCTTCTCGCCCTTACGGTCCTTCAGCGTGATGGCTGATGCCGTGCGGCTTATTACCTTGAATGTCCAGACGCAATCCCAGTTGCATACGCTGTGAACTGAATAACTCTTGCCGATCTCGAACTGCTTGATGTTTGTTGTAGTCATTGTTTTAAGCCGCTTATAGGTTGCCGCCCTGTGTTTAAGTGTTATTTCTTTCTTTTGACATTGCAAAGATATACCTTTTATTATTTCCGACCAAATATTTAAGTAATTATTTTAAATATCTGGTCGCTTTTCCTTGCTTTTGATAGCCCGAGATTACAAAACGGCAAAATAAAAGCCCCGAGGTGTCACGCTTGACATCCCCGGGGCCTGATTACCATCATGAGTAAAAACGTATCCGCCTCGCGGCGTTGTATCTATTCGGCGAATCTGGCAGCCTCCCATATCCTTCGGCTTACCAGTCCGCCCTGCTTCTTGCCGCCACTGTTCACCCAGCGCAGGAACTGCTCCTGGATCTCCCATGTCTTGCGGGCGCCTTCGATGTACTTCTTCAGCGTTGAGCTGTTGAAATGTCCGGGCCCACAGTTATACAGGAAGTCAACCACGGCGTCGAAGCGCCCCTGGGTGGCTACGTTGCGCACCCGCGAAGCGATGGCCTCGAAGGTAGCCAGGTCGTCCTTGAGGAACTGCTCAGCCTGGAACTGGGTGATGCGGTCGCCTGGCTTGACACCTTTGGTGTGGCCATAGCCTATAGTCCAGACGCCTGCGACATCTTTATATGCCGACAGCTGACAGCTCTCCATCTTCTTAATAAATGCAATCAATGTGCTACTGCTCCTCATTGCTTTCCTCCTTTTTTTGTCTTTTTTTCTCCTTTTTCTCTCTAACTTCCCCGTCGGGCGATACGGTCACGGGCAGTCGGATGGCACAGTTTTCCCTTCCGCACAGAAAAGGGCGCATAGTCTCAACGAGTCTATTGTTTCGTGCCACATCACGCTGTAATCCACGCACGCTCTCTTCCAGCTCGTCCTGTCGTCGGCGCAGATCTTCGCGGTCAGCCCGCAGATGTCGGCGGTCGTCCTTGAGTTCCTGGATATACGCCTTCTGCTCGTCGCGGTCACTCTTGATGTCCGTGATGAGCTGTTGATAAACGTCTTGCACTTGTTGCGTGGCTGCTGCGGATGCGCTCTCGGCCTCCGCTTTAACTCGCATTCGCTGCCAGCGCCATGTGAAAAAGGCTCCGAGACTGCCACCTCCAAGCAGCATCGTGATCAGCCCAATTATTGAATCGATTGGCATTTCCATTGGTAGTGTATATATATTATACGCTATTATCCTACCCTGGTATTACCAACGAACAAGCCCTCGGGCCGCCAATGGCGACTCGAGGGCGCTCACAAATAATCAAACTTAATTAATCTTACCTAACAACTATATGCTGACCTTCGCAGGTTCGCTCATGCCTCCCGGCATTAATGTATCATTCTCTTCGCACGCCTGACTATGGCTACTGCCAGCAACGCCAGCAGCAGGTCGCCCATGTGCATCCTCATCTGTTGCCATCGCGTCAACGGTTTCTCCACCTCCACCTCTTTTGGGTAAGGTACAGGGATGGAGTCATGCGTGGCCACGTAGATCGTGTCATGCGTAGAGCGGTCGATGTATTTGGTGTGCCACTTGTCTACAGCCAAGTATATAGTGTCGCCGCGCATATACTCATGCACATGCACGCTGTCGTGCAACCATATACTGTCTCGCTGGTGCTTAGTAATCTGCACAGTGTCGGTGCGATGTTCCACGACAGGCACATACTGCGTCGTTTTGCAGCCGGCCAGCATCATGCCCAGCGTAATAGCAAGAGCGGACATCAGGATGAGCCACAGCAGCCCCTCATGTGGGCTACCAGGCTCTCCACTGTAGATGTAATTGTTTCTCATCATCATCCGCTCGTTATGGTGCTGCAGTCTTACCCTCAATCTTATAGATGAACTTCGCCATCTTCAAGTCAATGTCCTCGCGCGCTTTCTTGGGCAGAGACCACATCCCGGTGTGGAAGGCCCAGCAGCTTTCCACGTTGGCGCCAGGCGACTCCCGCCAGCCGGGAATCTTGTAGATGAAGTGGCACGTGCGCATCACCCAGAGGTCATACAATAATGTCAGCCGATAGCCGAGGATCTTGTAGAGCCACGGCCACCGGCACGGGAGCAGCTTCGTGGGGTTCAGCACTGTGTACCCTAAAGCCTTCAGAAGCTCTTCGGCCTTGGCGAATATCGCCATATATGCCACGCGTTCCAACCCACTGATGGGGCCACTGATATATACTCTCATATCAATATATTTTGTCGGAAATTAAACTATCGCCACCCGGTGCCCTTCCTGATGAGGGCGGGCAGCACTGTGTCCAAGTCCCAAGTGCTGAAGATTGTCTCGAGGTAGTTGCCACGATCGAAGAGCTCCTCCTTGAGCACCTTCGCCACAATCTCGGCATCGCTGTTAAAAGTTGAGTAGAAGTCGTCGCCACGGACGAGTGCCATGGCGTCAGGGTGTCGCTCCTTTGATGCTCGCCACTTATGCAGCGCCTCATTGTCTTTCGGCACCACAAAGGGGAGCTCCAGTTATATCGGTTCTCTCTTCTTCATAGTTCCTGGCATTGACGAGTTATTGTTGAGTGTTTGACGAGTAATTAAGAGAGGGGCACCTGTCGGCACCCCTCTCGCTGGTTCATTCTTCCATCAATAACTCCTCGTCGGTGTAGTAGTGGATTTCCGTTACCTCAGGATGAGCCTTGCGGAAGATGTCGAAGTTCCAGGCACAGTCATGCAGCAGTCCTTTGGCTTGCTTAGTCTCAGGATCTACAGCCACGTCACCCTTGGGCAGGTGAGCTGAGCACTGGATGTCGTCACCATCGACGCGTAGCTTCACGCAGCAGCGTTCAATGTCGTCGAGCTCCTCCTCTTCCAGTTCTGCCATCTCTGCCAGTTTCTCGGCATGAGTCTTCATGCCCTTCGCTGCACGTCTGCGCTCACGCTCGAGCTCCTCAGCTACTGTCGACTGGCACGAGTAGAAGAGTGTTGGATCGTTCAGACCGCCGTCGGCATAGCCCCAGGCTATCACGTCGCGGTAGTTGATGACGGTCCAGCTGTCTGCGTCTGGTTCATGCTTCAGCCCGAAGCATGGGCTCTCCATGCTGTCGTACTGCTTCATCCTGACAATGTAACCGGTGTGGATCTCGTCGTAGTCCGAGAAGAACTTCGTCAGGATTAGCAGCTCCTTGTTAGGATCTGCACTTCGCAGCCCGCCTCCACAGAGGTCGGTGCGCAGGGTTTTCACTTCTCCGGTCAGGAGCTTCACTGTGATGTTCCCGTCGAATAATATCCGACCATTGAACATCGGCCTGTCGGCCTTTAAGTTTTTTTGTTTTGCCATAGTGTTACTATTAAGCATTATTACTTCTTGGGCAGGTGTTTCCTGCTTGCATTATACCGGCATTATGCCGTTGTGGTATTACTCTTTGTAACTGAAGTCAACGAAGCTGACATCAGGCTCGCCGTCCGTGGGCGTGAACACGAGGACAGCTATCAGGTGTCCGCGGTGACTGTAGCTCTTGTCGAGGACTGTGTAGTCGACAGTCACCTCGCATGGGTTCGCCGGCAGTTTGCCGTCGAAGGCAAACACCTTCACACGCTCCACGATGAACGCCTTGCGCGCCTCATCGTCCATCTGCATCAGCTTCTCCTCGTTCAGGATGCCCCAGATGCTTCTTCTTGGTAGGTTATTCATCTTGAAATCCTTTCTCCATCTTTGTCAAAGTTCGACGTCAGGCACAACTGGAACAGCAGTTTGACAAGCGGCGTCTCCCTGTAGTTCCATCTTCCATCCTCATAGAGCTGCAGGTCTGTCATCTCCGGCGCCTTTGCATTGAGTATTACGGGTGAAATGATGTTTTTGTGGCGACTCGCCTTGCGGATTATCCGTGCAACATCCTCGCGGCTGATGTAGCAATAGCCGTACTCAAGACCTCTGAGCCATCCCACCAGCGGCTCCAACACGGTCGCCAATGGCAGGGGGTAACGTGCGTTTGGTGTGTATTCCCAGAACAGCCTGATGAGCGTCAGGATTTCCTGATCGGTGGCGCCGTCGTCGTCGGTCGGCTTTTGAATTTGCCGTTGCATCTCATTCATCTTGCGTAGCAGTCGAACCACTGCCGCCTCTTCGTTCTTTCTCATAGTTCTTGTTTTTTTATTTGTTCTCTGAGGATTATGCGGGCTATGGCGGTGCAGTATTCCTGCGCCAGTTCTCCCTTCTCCTCATCTGGTACGTCCTTCAGTCTCTCTGCCCATTCCGGCTCATTATTCAGCAGCTCTTTCTCTGCGTAGAACACAGCCGGGATGACGAACTCCGCCCAGTGCTTGATGATGTCTTCCTTGCTCTGTCTCATAGTTCTTTGTTTTAGTTCTTCATTGTTCCGTTCCTTATGCCGGCATTGTATGCCGGCCCTCTCTCATCATCCCTCTATCCGCCCCTCACTTGCATCGAAGCAGTAGAGCGCATCGAGCAAGGCATGCACCACGTCAATCTTGTGCGTGGGCTGTGGTCCTCCCTTGATGATGCGGCGCAGGTCGCTGTTGCCTATCTCAGCTGCAGCGTTGCCAAAGCACCACGGCCAAAGGGGGTTGGCGGAGAAATGCAGCCAGGCATCTTTCTCGAGAATCATGTGCTCGAGCTCTGCGATGCGCGGGTTCTGCGTCATGGCACTCTGGCTTACAGGTACCACCATGCGCTGGATGATGTCCGACAGGTCCTTGGGGCTCATATCCCCACGCTGGAACAGCGTCTGCAGCCATGCCTTCAGCTGGTTCACCGGTTGGATGCTCTGCGCAGGATCATACCCGATGCTCACGATGTTGATGCCCGCCTGGCTCACCTCGGCAATTCTGTTTACGGCATACATGGAGTCGAACACCTCGCCCGGGCAGACGTGCAGCCACCCATCCTTCACCCACTGCTCATAGAGCGGGCGGTTCGGGCTCTGCTTCATGGTCTCCTCGAGCACCCAGCAGTCGCAGTCTGCGAAGAAGCGCCCAGCCATCTGAGGGCTCGGCCGATAGTCCACGGCCAGATGTACCACGGCGAATAGGTCATCGCCCAGGCTGAAGTCTATGCCAACGAAGGTGTTCCAGCCGTCGGCATACTTGCAGTCGGTAATGCGCCGAGGTTCCTGCAGCGGCCGTATCCGTTCACCTTTTATCCACTGCGTCACGCGTCCTGTCTGCCAGATGTTGAAGTCCTTGGTCAACACCTCCTTTTTGGTGTCCTCGCTCTGTCTGGCCTCGTGGAGCCTCTCTCGGTAGTAGTTTGGCTGCACCGTGATGCCGATGGAGCGGTTCACCTTCTTGAACAGTTCGGGGTTGTCCAGCTTGTCCAGGTCCTCGGTCACTTCCCACGGATCGAGCTCCAAAAGGAAGGCGAACCAGTAGTCGTCAGGTGTGCGCCTCGGTGTGCCGAGAGGATAGTCCAGCTCAGCCAACAGCGATGGCTCCACGGCGTTGATGAGCTTGTCCTTGTACGGGCCGTCCTTCACCAGTCCCGCCGTGGTTGTGTGCATCAGCAGCTTCTCACGGCGTGGACCGGTCGAGCCCCAGCACACCTCCACCAGCTGCTGCATGTCGCTCTTGCCGTTGGTGTATTCGGCTGAGCCATGCTCGTCGGCATGGATGACGCTGCCGTACAGTCCATCCTTCTTCTTGCCACCGGCGCTCATCACCTTTATCTCTCCCTTCATGTGGTGGCCTGGCTGCCAGTTCATCTCATCGGCTGTCAGGCGGAAGTATTTGCCGCCAAGCCTATTCAGGCACGTCGGATCTATCTGCACGGCGAACTCCTTGATGGCCTTGTACGCTATCTTGGCCTGCTCGCGTGAGCCTGCGCAGATGAGTGCCTGGCCGTTGGCAGGACCGAGAAAACAGACCTCCGTGAAGTCTATGGCACCGCCGAACTCCGTCTTCCCGCTCTTGCGAGTCTGGAAGATGTGAATCTCACTCGTGAGCCTGCGCCTGTCCCACACCTGACCATCGCGCACGAACTCAGTCGGCAGCAGTTCCACCAACTGCGATGCAGCCCTGTCCATGTCGACCTCCGTCACATAGGCGTTGATGCCGAACAGGCACCACACCTGATAGGGCATGAGCCTCACATGCTGGTTGCCTCTGGGCGTGTCGAACTTCAAGCCGCCCTTCAGGTACTTGCCGTTGCGCCACTTGCCCTCGATGGCACGGATGCTCTTCACCACTCGCGCGCCGTCCAGCTCATACGTGTCGAGCAGCCTGAATTCCTTTCGGATGCCCAGCAGCTCATAAAGCCCGGCATGGCTGGCGCCGTTGCTGAGCGCATCCTCGACGTACAGCATCAGCCGCTCGTCGATGCTGTTCAGCCTGTCAGCATACCTGGGCAGCGCCTCGTTCAGATCACTCAGGCATTTCGCCTTCGCTTCCTTCAGTTGTTCGTAGTCCATCATCCTCCCTTCTTTGCTTTAGATCTTCAAATCGTGCCACCGCCTCGTTGTACTTTTTTTCGGTTTCCTGAACGAACAGCCTTATGGCTGCGACCTTGGAGCTGGGCTCCGCTTTTGAGTCCAGCTCATCAGCAATCCACATGACTGCGTTGCGGCAGATATAGAAGCATTCACGCATATAGTCGAAATGTTCCCACGCTTGATTGCGGGCATTTGCCTCCGCCTTGACCTCGGCCTTCAGTTTCTGCACTTCCGAGCCCTCATCCGTCCATGATGTAGGCTCGGCGTCGTTGGTGTAGAGCACCTCCTCGACATTCTCGAACCTGTGAAACAAACCGTTGGCGCCATAGACAATCACCAGGGCCTTCGTTCTGTCGTGCTCGACCGCTACCGTCTTTTTTTCATTGAGGAAGCGGGCGCCGTTTTTCGTCTTAACAAGAATCATAGTTCCTTAGTTTCTATTAACACAAATAAAAAGTTAAACAGTTTTTACCTATTCTTTTGCCAGTTCTCGGTTGTATTCCTCGAAGGTCTTGACCTTATGGAATATCGCGCGCATGTTCACCCAGCGCTGCAGCGATTTGTAGAAGGATGCAGCATGCTGCTTGTCGTAGACCATGATGTAAGGCTCGAAGCCCATATCGCGCAGCGTGTAGACTCGCTCGAGATCTTGCTCTGGTGTACTGTCGAAGTTGGTCAGCACGAACACCTGAGCCATGTGTCCGCGGTCCAACTTGCGATGGAAATGTTCTGCGAAGCATTGGAGCCCAGCGAGCACTTGCCGCCCTTGCCTGTAATTGTCCCATGCGAAGTGGATGGTAGAGAGCTTGATTCGGTTCAACATCTCCACCTTCTCGGGTGAAAGCAGCCGTGCATCCATGCCCTGGTTGATGTCTACGCGAGCCTTGGAGTCGGCCAACTGCTTGAGCAGGTCGCGCCAGTCTTTGCACGCCAAAATGTTTGGATCGCACAGACAGATGTTGCGCTGTCCGCTCCACCATTCAGAGAGGTCTGCCACCTTGTATGACGTTCTGCCTTCCTTAGCTGCAACATGGCAGAAGGAGCAGCCGCGCGGGCATCCTCTGCTGAGGAAGCCGTAGGCCGTGTCCGTCACCATCGGGTAGAGACTATAATCCGGCATGATGTGCTCGACATCGTGGGGCAGGCAGCAGCTGAAGCCCGGGCGCTCAGTCCATACCTCACGTCCATCGATGAGCTGGATATTATAGCCGCTGCCACCACGTCGCACCTCATCGGCGTTGATGACCATGCCGCTTTCAGGTGTAGTGCTGAACACCTTCGAGATGTACACGCGGTCGTAATGCCGGAGCCCGTAGTACCACTCCACCTCGTCGCCCTGCTGCTTGTGCCAGGCGCTGAGCTTCATCAGGGCGAGATTGGGAAAGATGTCGGCCTTCTGCTTGCCATATCTTCGCCCGTTGGCGTGTTTCTGCCACATTAGGTCGGCATCTATCAGTCCTACGTTCATAGCCCATTTTCATTAATTCGGGTTAAACTTCTCGAGAGCCTTCAGGAAGGCTTCCCTGGTCTTGTATGTCTTGCCGAAGTCTCCATTCTTTCTCTTCGGTGTCCGGTCGCAGTAGCCGAGCCGCCCGTCGTCGCTGACATAGGTCAGCTGGTGTTCTGTTTCCATTGAGAAGGAGCTATGGAAGCTGAACTTCACCTTCTTTAATTCTTCTTCAGTCATAGTTCGTTGTTTTACCCTCTATAGAGACCTCGCGCGCCATCTATAGAGGGGCAGGCGAGGAACTATAGAGGCTTTGTTGCTTCTGCTCACTTCGTCTTCGACCAGTTCACGTAGTTGTCGAAGAACGTCTCGTTCTCGTTGAAACGCTTCACGCCTCCGTCTGTCGGCTGTTCGTTCCAGGCCTCTTCCAGAGCGTCGGCCAGCAGCTTCGCTGCAGCCACACTGCCACGGGCGTATTCCTTCATTTCTTCCGTGTCTGTTCGCAAGCCCTCGCTGTTCTTGTGGGCTACCACAGAGGCCATAATCTTACCTGCTGCCTCTGACAAAAAATCTTTGTAAATCATAGTTTTTTATTAATTAGGGTTCATATTCACAGCATCATGTACCCGCTTCCGGTGTTTCGGGTACACGTTCTGCTTGTTTCTTCCTTCTTGCCTCCCAGGCCTTCAGCCCGCTTGCCCTTGCCACATCAGGATGCAGCAGGTGCCAGCGGCGCATACTCTCTCGTCGCCTGGCTTCCTGTTCAGGCGTCAGCCGATGTCCAGGCTTATACTCGCCGGCTGGGTTGGCATGCTGACCTTTTTCCCACGCGTGGGAAACTCCGTTGCGACGGTTCACAGCGTGAGCCATGAGCCTTCGCTCCTCCCATACCTTCGCCAGCCATTCGGCATTCTTCTTCA